GCTTGAGCCTGCGTTTGATCAACTTGTTGTTTTTTAATTCTTCTAAACTTTAAAAGTTGATTAGCTAATTTTGTATTATTAATTTCTCTTATATCAATAGCGTCTTCTAAAAATATACTTTTTTGGGCTAAAGCCGTTTGTATATTAGCTTCTAGCATTTGCTTTTCTTCTTGATCAGGTTCTAACTCTAAAAATATTCCGAAGTCGTGCATGTGTAAATCTTTTAGTTCTTCTAAAGATCCTACAGTAAATCTACCTAAAGCAGTTATAAATGCTTCTTTTGATGGATGGAACTCTAATACATCTTTAAATCTTAAAGAAATTGCTTCAGCTAAAGAAGTTGTAATAAACATACTACTAGTTAATATGTGTCGTGTAGCTGTATTACTATTAGCAGCCGCTAACTTTTGAACACCAACTAAAGCCTTAGGATCTGGATCAGAACCATCTCTAGCTTCGTTTAAACCAGTAACATCACGCATCATTTGTATGTACTGATTATATGCTCCTATTAATATTTGTATTTGATTGCCTCCGCCGCCGGGAAGTTCTTGAATTGGCACTTTGCCAGGGTTCATTTCTCCATCAACAGTTTGTGATCTACCAATTATAGAACCTGTTTGGAAATACATGTTTAACGCTTCCTGCGGGTTATAGCTTGTTCCGTTTCCTAAATCAATCTCGGCTAATCCATCGGCATCTAAATAAACACCTGAAGGTGTCATTCTTTGTATTGCTTGTTGTAGCTTTAAATGAGTTAATTGAACAAGGTCTGCATAAGGTGCCATTTTAGAAACTAAAGAATTAATATTTCCTTTGTAAAGTCTCGGGGCGCTTGCAATATAATTCATCATTACCTTATTAGTATTAGATAATGGGCGAATCATATTAGTAGCTTTTTCCCACTTTAACAATTCTTTAGTGCCTAATACAAAAGCTCCTTCATATATAACTTCTCTAGCCTGAGCTACTTTTTGAAAGCGAGTTCTTTTATCTTTAGGTGGATCAAATGAATCATCTTTGGGTATTGCTTTTTCAGCACCTGTTGATGTTTCTTTTATTTTGTATACATTATTTTCCCAAGTTTTCCAGTTAAAATATAATACGGTAACTACATTGTTATCATCAATAACATTATCATTTGTATTGCCTATATTATTATAATCTATCCAGTTTGAACCTTTTTTAGTATACTCTGCAATTTTTTCATCTGTTAAAGATGGAAATTGCTTTTTTAATTCGTTTAATTTTATTTTTTTTACTTCACCAAAATAATAACAATCAGTAAAATTAGGATCTTCTGTATAAGACCAAACTAAATTAGCAGGGTCTACATAATCAAGTTTTATACCATCAGTATTATTAAAGGAATGCTTAGCACACCCAATACCTATAACAGCTAAATCATAATCAATTCTGTTTTTTATTTCGTCGTATTTATTTGAAAGAAAAACATTATTTATAGCTTGTTCTTGTGCAATTTCAATACCTTGCTTGTAGTTTAATTGCATGAAAAGCTCAAGCTCCTCTGTGTTTGCAGGCAATTCTTCTTCTGGAACATTACGAGCATTAACACCTAACTCAGCTTCTATATCTGCTAATATTTTCTTAGCAGCAAGATCTCTTTGTATGTTATTAACAAACTTTGTTCTCTTACCTGTAGATATAGGATCTTGAGCAAAAGCTTTAATGCTAAAAAGCCTATCTTGCATTCCATTAACAACAATGTCTACAAACTTAGGAACGATAGGAACCGGTTTCCAGTCAAGATTTAAATAAGATAGATCTCCATTAACTGCAAATTCATCTTTATATTTTCTTATTGACTGTTCACCTCTAGCATATAATCTTAACCTATGATATTCATCACGTGTTTGGTAATACCTTCCGGACCCGTTATCCTTGTTAAACCAGTCTTGCTCAATCGCTCTAGCTACAGATAAACCGTAATCTTTAGATTTTTTAACTGCATCTGAGACTGCTTGACTCGGAAACTGTGTTATTTGTCCTTTATTTTTTGCCATATTTATTTTATTATCTGACTTCTTAATCCTGAATTTGTATATTTAGAAAATCCAAAATCAAGCTTTTTTATTTTTCTTTCACCGACTGGTCGGTATAAATGTTTTTGACAAGCCATTATAGCAAGTCCGCTGCTTATAGAAGCATCGTGAGCTGTTCGTTTTGAAATATCAAATCTAGCCCAGTCTTCTAAGGTTCTTTGAAAATACATATTACCGTGTGATTCTCCTAAGTTACCCACATTAGATTCTATATATGTTTCAATTGCCGCAGCGTGTGCTTGTCTAATATCTTCCGAAGAGTTAGGTATTCCTCCTAGCTCTAATTCTGTTTTAGATAATTTAATTTTTGTTTTATCAGGGCGATTCATAGAGAATCCCCTGTAGCCTCTTCTTTTAAAATGATATAATAGTCTAGGCTTATTATTTTCTGCTAATATAGGCATACCATAAAATACGCACGCCATAAGTACATCCTCAAAAAATATTTCTGCAGTTTGAGGTCTTGCAATGTATTCTAAAAAAAATTTACTATTAGGTACATCACTTACCATGCTCCACGTTGTTAATCCATGAAGAGCGCCGTTAGACCCACCACCCCCAACAGTACCGCTGATATCATAACTATCGCAGCCGAAGGATCCAAGGCCATCATTACCAGGGAATTTAATACCATTTTTTGTAATTATATTATTTTGTAAAGAAACAGGAGGTATCCAAGATAGATTAAACCTTCCTGATTTATTAGGTGACCATATAACTTTTGTATCTTTTATTCCATTTTTCCAAGAAAAAGATCCTCTCGTTACATAACCTTTTAGTGTCATTTCTTCATTATAATCTATCTGCTCATATATTTTAGTTAAATTAAATAAAGAATTTATAGTTTCATCTCGGAATGCATGTTTTTCGGATCTTGGAAATTGTCTATAATACTCATTAAGAGCATCACTGTCGTTTTTTAAACCCTCAACCTCGTTGTTCCAATGATCGATGACTCCATTAAAAATTTGTTCGCCATCAATTCCTTTAACCGGCTCTGGTGGTGTTTCGAAGACAGGATACCCGAATTTGTCAATAAACCCTTCGTATCCCCATTCCATAGGTATGAACAAAGAATATAATCCACTTGCAGTCTGGCCATTGCGGTTTCTATTTGTAACATCTGAATTATAATATAGTTTTTTAAAATTATCACCTCCTTTTTCAATTGCATTAGATGTTGAGCCCATCATGCATTTGCCAACTATTTTTGCTCCAAGTCTAAGGCACGTTTTCGTGACCCTCCAGTTGTTGAGAATATTATCCGGTCTTTCCCATTTCCCCGATTCGTCGTGGACGAGTAATTGTAGTTTCTCCCCATCGTACGAGTTGTCTCCCGTGTTCTTCCAATCGATCGTTGTGTCGAGCCCTTGTAGCCCCTGCCCATATTCCTCCTGACTATAACTCTCCTTGAGGGAGTTTCTTGTAAGTCTTCTTGACGGAATCTTATAGGATAGCTCTGTCTTTGGTCTCTCCATACCGTCCTGTATTGGTTTGAAAAAGAACGGGTAGTTAATGGATATTGGTACCACCTTGTCTGTGAACATCTTCTTTGCATCTGCGCCAGTCTTAGATAAGATCCCAAACCTAGAGTCTTTGGATATTGTTGCCAAGTTAACAGTCTCTGAGGATGCCATAAAGCTAAACCCAGACCTTCTGTTCTTGAGGTAACACATTCCGTAAGATCTTCTATCTGCCTTGCAAGCCTCCCAAAAGTAATAGAATATTCTGTTTGCCTGTCTAAAATCAGGTGATCCAACATCAATTTTCGTCCAGTTGAGGTATATATAGTGCGATCCTGTAATGTAACAAGGCTCATTGTTGCACATGAACCAGTAACCATTAGAACGATGATTAAACTCACTTTCAATATATTCATAGTACTGTTCTTTAATATCTTCCGCATATTCTTTAAAATCAATTAAATTTTTTATTTTACTAAGTGATGCAGGTTTAGATATCTGTTTAAATACTTGATCTTCTTTCTTAAGGTCTTCACCATCTATTTTATTTGGAGTTTTAGGTATTCCTACCTTTAGACCTTGAATTTCATATATATCACCTAAAGTACCGTCCTTACTTATAATAACACAATCTAGCTCTTCATTATAACCGTAATCAAATTTTTTATATTTATTGTTTTTCTTTACCTTTTTATCAGATAAGTGATCCGTGTGTATTTTATATAAAGTTTGTTTATACATTATTTAACTCTATTTTCAACACCCATAAAAGCTTCTGATTTTTTATTCTCTGATTTTTTTTCTGCTAACTCTTCAATTTTTTCAATTATTTTTAAAGAGTCTTCAATAGCCACCCACTTTGCTTGTGCTGCTGTTTTTGCTTTTTCTGGATCTAATTCTCCTAAATCTATATTTTGTTTAATAACTTTTTCAAGTTCTACTAAAGCTTTTTCAGCTGCTTCGATCACTCGTTTTCTCCTGTCCATAATTTATTGTAACTTGATTAGATAAAATTCTATATAGTTTTTTCCCCTCTATTTCAAACTCATATTCGGAGTCTGGCGTGAAGCCCACAACATCACCTATAGCCAACCCTAAGGATCCTAATTCGTCGTTGCTATACACAAGCTCACCTTTTAATTTTTGTTCAGTTTCAGGAGCCCATTCGTCTTCGCTAATTAAAGGACTAACAAAGCAATAATCATCTGGGCAAAACCATTTATTATTTCTTTTATAAGCAAATATTTGATCAGGGGCTACAAAGTATTCATTTTCTTTTAAAAAGCTTGCACTATTTTTTTCTTCACCTCTTATATCAATCCATCTTCTAAAAACATTATGATGTACAATTACAACATCTCCCTTCTTAGGGGTTTTGTAAGTTACTCCATACGCGGGTTCATTAACTATGACACCCATTCTATTAACAAACATATAGTCACGCTCGCTAATTTCTGTATTTAATATTAATTCTTTTTTGTCAACATTTATTTTATTGTTGTACCTTGATTCAGTAGATATAATATAATTAAAAAGTGATTTCATTTAATAGTCTAAATTGTATTCTATTGATACTGCCATGTTAGAATTAAAAAATTTCCATGGCAACACCTCTTTGTTTTTTGTAATATAAATTTTGTAGCCTCCGTTGTCTTCTAATATATCGCATATCTTGTGTCCTCC